CAGATCTTGGATTCTAATTGCAGCGGTATCTTCACCAGCATGTTCCATGTAATCGACTAAATGTTCATTCGTTTCAAGAATTTTTTCTTCTGTTGCTGTATCTGGATTTATTTTTTCGTCAAAATGTTTAGATGGATCCATTGCTGAGAAAATTTCTTCGGAAGTTATTTTATCTTTATCCATTACTTATGTCCTCAAGTGTTTTATTTAATAGACCAAGAAGAATAGTTCTCTCGAATGGATACAGTGTATCGACATCTTGTTTAGAATATTTTCCAAAGTATATCATATCGTTATATGTTTGATAAAGACTAATGAGTGAATCTTCGCTCATTATACTTAGCACGAAATCAACAGAATTCAGTTCTATTAAATTTATTTTTGTACATTTTTGACAAGAACATGGTTTTTTAAAGTCGAATGTTGTTATGTGGTTTCCAACGATAGAAGTTAAAAGTTCATATTCATCTATATCTAATTCATCTATATTTTCGACTGTCAAGAAATCAGTAATATTGGCATCTGTAAGTTCTTTAAAGCAATCTTTAATATTTAGATCATCTGTAAGTTCCAAAGTTGGTGGTATTATTATGTTTTCTATATTGATAGAATTTTCATTTCTTGAATTGCAATATCTACACTTAAATTTCACATCTACTTCTGCACCAACAGAAATTTCTCTAAATTTATAAAGAAATGCTAGTTTTTCTTCATCTGTTAGTGTGATTACAACTTCATTAGATAATCCACAAATAAGCAACGCAGAATCAAGATTGCACTCATCGATAGTTCCAAGAAGAAGAAGATCTTTTTCCTGAGAAGTACAATATGGACGAATGCTGAATTTTTTATCAGCATATTCATAGATTAAATTAATCATTCCAATTTCCAACTAGACGGGAAAAAGCCCGGCATCGAATCGAATATGTATAGTTCTTCTTCTTCGCAATGTGGACATTGTATTAGATGAGTTTTATCAACTGTAAATTTCATTTTATTCCATTGATCTATAATCATTTCAAAATCTTCGACATCTAGTTCATTTATGATTTCTGTAATATCTTCTAAGCTAAATGCTTCATTATCATTATACGATTTGATATGTAAAAAGAAATCAAGCATAAATATTTCAGCTTCCGGTTTATTAGCTATAGCTTTTTCATAAAAATCTCTATTAGGAATATCATGCATTTTAAATGTATGTGTATCGAATGTAATATCTGAATAATCAGAAAATGTACTAGTAATTACTTCATTTAAGTTTATTTCATGGTTAAAATAGTTGGCACAACTATCGCATTGAAATTTATATTGTATTTTATATGATAATGATTTTTCTCTAATCCTAGTTAAAATATAATTATATTCTTCTGTTGAAATTCCAATTTGTTTATTTTCTAAACAATCAAAAACTAACGCTTCTTTCAGTATAATAGGATCATCTTTATGTGCTAAAATTTTATTTTTATCTTTTACTTTCCATTTTCTAAAGTTAAGTTTTTTGCCTTTAAAGTCCATGGAATAAGGATACTGTTTTATCATTTTCTCTCCTTAAATTGCAGGATTAACTGTCTTAAATTGAACATCAAATTCTGCAATTTGTGCTTCTGTTTCATTACTGAAACTTATTGAACCAACTGCCGCAATTAAACAACTTGGCATATCCAATAGAGTAGTATCTTTTTCGTCGAAATAGTCGCCTTCTTTAATTATTTTGACACCGGTTTTAATATAATCAAAATATTGTATTTTTTGATTGTTATATGTTTTCACAAACTTCTTATAAAGTGATAAATTATTGTAATCTCGAAATGTTATAGTAAAAGTCCATAACTCATTCCTACCAGAATGAATTTGCCATTGATCTGCTAAATATGCTTCTATCGGTGCATTCGTATATTCTGGCGTATTAACATTTTTCACATAAAGAGACAAGTCATGATAAGTTGAACCCCATCCAGATTCAGATGCTATAAAGTCTGTGAAGTGAAAATGAACTTTAAATGTATTAATATATGACCATTTTGTATTATATATAGCTGTTATATTATCTGCTAATGCCATGAAAAGTTTCCGCCGGTTTTTTATTATTTATAAATTTTATAACTAAATGAATAATATATAAATACCTTAAAGGAGGTTATCTATGTCATCAGCAATTCAGAACATGTTAGATAAGAAATTGGGTGAAGCTGCAAGAAGTTCAAAATTTGAAGCATTCGTATTTTTCCCCAACAAAATTAATAATGTATTATCTAAGACATTTGATAAGGAAGATTTTTTAGCAACATGCAAATCTTCAACTTTCCCAAGTGTAACTCATACTCCAATTGAGTTTAAGTTCAAAGGCAGAAGAATTCCAATTAAGGGACAATCTAAATTTAATCAGACTTGGGATTGTACATTTTATTTAACTGAAGACCATGCGTTAAAGAAATCATTAGAAACATGGTTATTGGCATTAGATAAACCTACTTTTGAGAAAAGAAATGAAAATAAGGAAATGAAAGATTTCCAAGATTTTTTCACTAATAATAGTTATGTTGTGGATATGCACATTTTCCAGAAGAATTTTGATGATACTAAGGCAACTGCTAAGTATACATTACATAATGCATATCCATTGGAAATTGCTATTGTTCCAGTTGCTAATGATGCAGTTGGAACGGTATTGGAATTCAATTGTACTTTTTCATATTCTCATTATGATTTAAGCATTTTTACTGGAGAACAGAACAACTTCATCGATTCATTATTAAGTACTGCCCTTAATGCATCAAGTAATGCTATTTCTGGTGTGGTTAAAAATTTAGGAACAGAACTTAGCAAAGTTTTGGGATTAGATAGTTCTGGTAATGCTAATAGTTTATTGAATAGTCTTAATAAACAAGGTGCGGCACTTAGTTCTGCTAGTTCCTCAAAAGATTCGCAAACGGTTGGTCCTGGATTGAACAAAATGGTCCAATCATTATACGATTATATGGGTTAAGCAATGAATAATATAACTATAAATGAATTAAAAAAGCAACTTGGAACTGGATTAGGTCTTAGAAATAACAAATATCTGTTAGAAATACCTGTTCCGGGAATAGATGCTTCGAAATTGAATGTTTTAGTAAAAAGTGCTGGTTTGCCCGAACGTGCAATCGCAACGACCGATATATTTCATAAAGGTAGAAAATATACAATAAGAGCCGAAACTGATTATAAAGGTACTTATGAAGTTACCATTATAGATGATTCCGATATGAATATCAGGAAAAAGTTCGATGAATGGATGAAAGATATAGATGATTCTGTGCCACCAAACAATGGAAATTTTTTGGGTACTTCGTACGAATCGGGCATCAATAAAGCAATAGATGCAATCCATTCAGGTATTAATATTGCTAATAAACTAAAATCTACTTTAAACGATCCATTGAATGCTTTAAGCAACTTCGCGGTTGGCGCAATAGATCCAAGTTTAGCTAGTGCTAGTGCTAAATATCAAACAGATATCAATATATGGCAATTATCGAACACAGGATCTAAAGTTTATGGTTACAAACTTCAGAATGCATTTCCTACATCATTAGGTGCAGTTACATTAGATGATAGTTCATCTAACGAACTCACCGAATTTACTGTAACCTTCTCATTTAGTGAATTTGTGCCACTTGAATCATTATCACCTCTTCAAAAAATTGGTGGTGCTCTTATGGGCAATCAAGTTAAAGAAATTTCAGGTGGTATACAAACACTGATAAGATAAAATATAAATAATTTAAAAGTATTTTCAGAATACTAAGGAGATAATAACATGGCAAATAAATTAGCCGAGCTTAAAGGTGCAATTGGTGCCGGTGCTCGTGTAAACAAATATAGAATCAATTTTGCTGTTCCACCAGCTGTTCCAACTACATCAAATCTACAGAATGCAGATGCTTTGTGTAAATCATCTAATTTTCCAGCGATGACAATTGGACAAATCGAAGTGTTTAGTCAAGGTCGGAAATTGATTATTCCAGGCGATACAGAATATACAACAGAATGGGCGTTAACATTCTATAATACTGAAGACCATGCTTTGCGCAAAGATCTCATCTCATGGATGAAATCTGCAGATCACTTTCAGAATAATACACATAGTGGCAATCCTGCTGCTGTAATGGGAGAATTATCAGTTGAACAATTGGATTCTGCCGGTTTACCTACTGCAACATATACATTCCACAATGTATTCGTTTCTGAAGTAGGTGAAATATCAGTTGAAGATGAAACTACCAACGAAGTTCAGGAATTTGAAGCTACATTCACATTTACTGATTGGGTCGTGGGTACTGGTTCACTTAATACTCCTGCTGCAGGTAATGCCGCTGCATTGAATGATGTAGCACTGTAAGAAAAATGAAGGGGAGCGAAATGCTCCCCGTTTTATTATGTATCATTATTGTTATAGAATAACTAATCTTATTGAATATAAACATTATTATGGAGTAAGAAGTTCTAAAATATCACCAGAATTAGATTTAGGGATAAATTATTTCAGTTCTTCATCAAATAAAGAATTTATTATTGAACAAAAGACTACAACGAATTATAAGTATAAGATAATTAGATTATTTGATACAAGAAAAGAAGCAATTCAATTCGAGATTAAATTACACAATAGATTAAATGTTCACATTAATGAATCATTTTATAATAAAGCTAAACAGACCAGTACTGGATTTGATACGCAAGGAATTTTAGGTAAACGATTATCTCTATGCACTAAACAGCTTATTTCTGAAAAGGTAAAAATAGCACACAAGATTGATCCATCTATAGGAATTCGAAAAAGCGAATCTTTAAAGAAGTTTTTCAAAAATAAGTTAAATAGAAGCATTTTATCTGAAAAGGTAAAAATAGCACACAAGATTGATCCATCTATAGGAATCCGAAAAAGCGAATCTGCGAAAAGAAAGAAATATACTTGTTCTTATATTATGAAGAATGGTGTATTTTGTACTCCCTATTCAAATTATATAACTTTATCTAGCATTGTCGATGTTTCTAACGAAATCAGCATGAGTCATACTACTGTTAGAAACTGGTGTCGAAATCCAGATATAAAAATAGTTATTCAATCTGTTCTGAATAACAGATTTCTATGTACATCAGATTTAGGTAAAACTAGAAGAGAATTGGGATTCTATATGATATATCCAAAAACGGAAAAAGAAGCAAAAAGATTATTAGAGGAGTTCCATTATGGCGAAATTAGGTAGATCATTCAGAAAGCCTTTCAAAAAGAAAATCGCAGAATTATCGCCAACTGAATCATTTAAGAGAGTTAAAGAACTATTAAAAGAAAAACGACTAATGAAGCGAGCAGATTTAGTTCCCGGTAATCTAATTTTTACATTTTATGACGCTAAAGATAAAGAACAAACTTACGATAGAACACCTCTCATGTTGATTCTGCGTAGGAATGGAACTCATACTATGGCACTTAATTTCCATTGGATACCTATGTCTATGCGATTAAATCTCATAAAAACTATTATAGGATTAAATGCAAGTAACATTAAACGTAATCAGCCATTGGTATTTAATTATAAAGATTTAAGACCTTTGTTGAAAAGTATGGGATATGCACCAGTCATCAGATTATACATTAATGCTAGAATTAGTAAACAAGGCGTAGTAATTCCACCAGAACGATTAATGGAAGTAGCAAGATTAAAAACTGAAACATTTACACATGGAAGATATTCTGCCAGTCAATTATTCGCAATGGCTAGAAAGAAAAAGAAAAAATAAAAGTTATAAATAATGTTATAAAATTCGAAAAAGGAGGGAAATTATGAAAGCAATCATTTTAGCATCAGAAAAGAAGTATTCTGATTTTTCAGCAGTAGTGAAAGATAAGTTGTTAGACAAGTTATCTATGCATCCTGTTATTGCCAATTATAGTAAAGAATACGATCGGATTCAAAACTTTAAGAATCATTACAATGCAATAAGTAACGATTCAAGCACAACTGGAGAATAAAATGAATAATTTTAAGTTGATGTTCGATTTAGATGCAAAGCCAGAATTTATTGTCGAAGAATCAATGAACGAAGCAACCGGAAACACCGATAAAAAATACAAAATAAAAGGTATTTTTAGTACTATCGGTGAAAAAAATCGGAATGGTCGCATGTATCCCATGGACTTATGGCAAAATGAAATAAATAAATACCAAGAAAATTTCAATAATGGTTCTATTAATACATTGATGGAATATGAACATCCGGCAAGAACAAATGTTGACCCTATGGAAGCAGTTGCTAAGATAACTAAATTAAGCATCGAAAATCATTATGTTATGGGTGAAGCTGTTCTTTTAGATAACCCAAAAGCAAATCAACTTAAAACATTGATCGATAATAATGTTAAACTTTCTGTTTCATCAAGAGGCGTGGGGTCTGTGAAGAACGGAATCGTTGAAAGTTTCAAATTAGTTACTTATGATGTCGTTGCAGCACCCAGTGATTATAATGCTACTATGAATGGATTAGTTGAAAGTTTCCAATTAAATGAAGGTGTTGTCGAGGATTTATCTTTTGTTCTAAATGAACATGGTGCAATTGTTCCTTTGGATGAAACTAATATCAATGAATCTCTTTATAATAGAGAAGACATACATGAAGCGGTTCTTAAGAAGTTTTCTGTGCTATTGAAAGATTTTTAACTAGGTATAAATAGAAACAAAATTACATAAGGAATTTGGTATTTTATATGATTTGACCAATTTCTTGAGATGTATCATTGTATGTATTATTGTCATTACATAATACTTATTATTTTGAATAAAAAATATAAATAAAACTAAATCTTATTAAAGGAGTATAAAACATGGAAAAGTTAGAAAAACTTTTTGAATCGTTAGATGATAATGTTTTTACTGCTGACCTTAAAGAAAGTTTAAAAACTCAATTTAATGAAGCTGTAGAACAACGTTCTAAGATTATTGCGAACGAAGAAATCGAACTTTTGAACGAAAAGTCTGAAGAACATATTGCTTTTTTAGATGAAAAATCTGAAGAACATATTGCTTTTTTAGATGAAAAATCTGAAGAACATATTGAATTTTTAAACGAAAAAGCTGAAGAATTCGTTGAAATTGAACAGAAGAGTCTTTCAGAATCTTTAAACGGTTATTTAGATCGAGTAGTTGAAGAATTCGTTGAAGAATCTAAAGAAAGCTTATGTGAATCATTGTCGAACGAAAAGTCTGAAATGATTATTGATGCATTTGATGCTATGTTGGTTTCAACAGGTGTAGAATTATCTAGAATCGTTGAAGCTAAAGATGAATCAACGCCTGAATTCGAATTATCGGAATCTCGTGAGCACCAGGATGCTTTAGTTGATGAACTAATTCAACTTAAAGAAGAAAATGAAAAATTGATTAAGATGGGCGTAATTGCGGAAATGACTGAAGATTTAAGTATTATCGAATCTCAGAAATTTACAAAATTAGCAAATATGGTTGATTTTACTAAATCTCATGAATTTGTTGAAAAATTAGAAACAATTAAAGAATCTGTAACTTCTGCACCATCTGCGCCATCTGATCGTGTTGCAAAACGTAACCGTTCAAAAAATAACTTGAGACATTCACATAGATTAGTTGAATCTGCTAAATCTGTTGATGTTTCAGATTATTCACATCTAATATAAATAAAGTAATTATATAATAAAAAGGAGATAAACAATGGATAAAATCCAAGCTTTAATCGAAAGCACTAAGTATACTCATTTGGATGCATCAGACTCTGCATCTATGAAACTTTTGCTTGAAAACACACAAATGGAACAATCACGACTATTGAAGGAAGGTACGTTGACTGGTGATGTTGCACAGTTTACACCTATCTTGATGCCTATGGTACGTCGGGTATATCCTAATTTGATCGCCAACGAATTGTTGGGTGTTCAACCTATGTCAATGCCAACTGGTTTCATTTATGCTTTGACTAACGAATATTTGGGCGACCAAGTAAACGGTGCGAATCCTAATGCTAATGCACAAATCGTTGATATTACAGTAACACCTGCTGGTGCTGCTGTTGTAACTGCTCCTGCAGTTGGTGATGCTGTTTCTATTGCAACTGCTGTTGCAACTACTGGTACAATCGCATATGTAGCTCCACAGCCTACATTGGTTACACCTGCTGGCGTAACTACTTTCCGTGTTTTGGTAACTAATCCTTCAGCTCCTATTGCTGCTAGTGCCGCTGCTGTAACCGGTTTGACTGCTCAAGGTACTGATACTGCTGCTGTTGCTGCTGTATTCTCTAATGAAGCTTCTTTCGGTACAATCTTGCCAGGTTATTCTGGAACATATACAACCGCTGCTGCTGAACAACTTGGTACTAATATGCGTGAAGTTGGTTTCTCAATCGCTCGTAAAAATGTTACCGCTAACTCTCGTGCGTTGAAAGGTCAATATACAGTTGAAATGTATCAGGATCTTAAAGCTCAACATGGTTTGTTTGCTGATGAAGAAGTAATGAGCTTGATGTCTTATGAAATGCAAGCTGAAATCGATCGTGAAGTTGTTAACTTTGTAAATGCTAACTCTACACAATTGGCAGATACTACATTCGGTGGTGTTGGTGCTGTTGCCGGTGCCGTTGGTGGTGTTGGTGCTGCTGGTGCTACTGTTGTTGATGGCCGTTGGGAAATCGAACGCTATCGTGCACAATCTGTTCGTATCAGCGCTGAAGCTGCTATGATTGGTATTGCTACTAAGCGTGGTCAAGGTAATACTTTGATCGTTTCTCCTAAGGTTGCAACTATGCTTGAACAGGTTGGATCTTTCAAACCTGCTACAATTAAATCAAATGTTTCACAACCTGTTTCAGGTGGTGTTGCTGGTATTTATGATGGCAAATTTAAAGTTATCGTTGACCAATATGCAGCTACAGATTACTGTACCGTTCTTTATAAAGGTGCTGACCGTCGTGATGCAATGGGCTTCTTTGCTCCTTATGTACCACTTACCTTTACAAAAGTAACACATCCAGATAGTGGACAACCTGCAGTTATTGCAAAAACTCGCTATGCTTTGGATACTATCCCAGGTATTTCTTCACCAATCTCAAATGACCGTGCAGCTACTTATTCACGCTCTTTTGGTATTAACTTTGCTAATTCAGTACTTGGTTCTGTTGTTTAAGAATCATTAAATCTGTTCTAACCCCTCTTCGGAGGGGTTAGTTTTTAATATAATTTTGGACGAATTAGTTGAAGAATATATTAAAAACTAAATAATATATGTGTTATAATACATAATGCTTTTTGGAATAAAAGATAAAATTCGAATAATATTTGAAAATTATGATGGAACAAAACTTCCGTCGAAACTTAATCCTAGATCCAGGAAATTTAATTTTTCTGACTCTGAACTTGAACTAATCCAACATATGAAACATTTGGAATTCTATACCATCTGTTTTATGATAAAACATAATTTAACGACTTTTCCTAAATGTAAATTTTGTAAAACAGAAATCAAATATATCAAAACGTTTTCAGTTGGCTTTAATGATATTTGTTCATCTAATCAATGCAAAATACAAAAAAGACAAAAAACTACGTTAGAAAAATATGGCGTTGAAAATGTTTCTCAATGTCCCAACATTAAAAAGAAAATAAAACAATCTATATTTAATAAATTTGGTGAAAAAGGTCTTGGGTCGTTAGAAATAACGGATAAACGACGAAATACATCATTACTTAGATTTGGATTTGAACATCCTTCTCAATCGAATATAATAAAACATAAAGTAAAATCTACAATGTTTGAACAATACGGTGGATTTACACTAACATCACCAATTCTAAGTAAAAAAGTTAAATCTACAAATGTTGCGAAATATTCTGTTGAAAATTATATGCAGAAAAACATTAACAATAAACATAATTTAACTAAATGTTTTATAGAAAATAATTTTCTTACGGCATCGAACGAACTTATTCTTGTAAATATTTGTACGTATTTTAACTTATCAAAATCACAAATATACAAATACTTAAAACAACTAAATGTTAATTATGTTAGAAAATGTAATACATCACATGCAGAAGATGAAATATTCGCTTTCATATCGTCTTTAACAACAGAACACATAATTCAATCAAATAAGACATTATTATATCCTCTAGAATTAGATATCTTGTGTGAAGATTTTGCAATAGAATATAATGGGCTAATGTGGCATTCATTTGGAAAAAGCAAATATAAACAATTCAATAATTATAAATCCATTGTTAGAACAAAACATCTATCAAAAACATTAAACTGTGAAAAATACGGCATTCAATTATTTCATATTTTTGAAAATGAATGGTTAGATAATAAAAAACAACTAATTTGGAAATCTATTATTCAAAGAAAACTAGATATTAATCAAATACATATAAACAATGACTCAAATTGTACAATATATCGTGGTTCTACTGAAAACTTAAATATGTTCATAAACACAAATAGTTTATTGAACATATCAGATAACTATATAACTAATTGTTTGTTCTACAATAAAAAATTGATACAAATAGTTATCAAAAGAAATAATGAACAGAATATAATTACGAAAAATAACTATATTGTTTCTAATGAACTTACCAAAAAATTATTATTCGACTGTCCATTAATCTTAGACAGAAGATATAACAACATTAAAGACTTTCAAAATATGGGATTAAATAACATCCAATATACATATCCTAATAGATGGCGATTCATTCCTAATTCCAATTCACTATATCCAATGAAGCTAAACACTAACTATAAACTTAAACATTTATTCAAAACTAATGAACGAATACTTTATGATAGTGGATCTATTATAATGATGGCACAGAATTACACAAAAACTTTTTCAGAAAAGTAGTACCACAGTTTTGCAGTTTATCACCAGTTGGTCAAAAAGTTAAATTCTTTATAATAGAATAATAATTATTGTTCTGAAAAAGTACAATCATTATTGTACCACAGTTTTGCAGTTTATCACCACAATTTTGAATCAGTTTGAGCAACAATTGATTATCACCTATTTGCACCAATTTGCACCAATTTGCACCAATTTGCTCAAAAACTTTTCAGAAAAGTAGTACAATCAGTTTAAACAACAATACTATGTATACCCATTGCTTTTTGTTGAAAAACTGAAGATTCTCTAAATTCCTTGGATTATCCTTTATTACTCAATAACTTATCTAAATTGCAAGAATAAAGTTTTATCAGAAAGTATATTAAGTTTCAATCACATAGCATTATTTCATTAGAAATTCAGAATATATCACCATTCATCTAGTGGATTTTGGAATGATTTGTCAAAGTTTTTAAGGTAATGATTTGACAGTTTTGCTGATTGTTGGTTAGGTTTAGAAAGGTTTGATATTTTGTATTTTTTTGGTTTTGAGTTAAGCAACAGTTTTGCTGATTGTGCTAGCATTACATGTGTTTTTACGCCTGCATTAGGTACAGAGAACACGTTTCCTTGTTCCATTTGAGACATCACCCATTTATGTCTTGTAGGTTCTCTTCCCTTTATTTTATTTTCATGGATCCAATAGTTCATGAAGCCACCTTTAGAATAATCTCTAAATTCGAAACCGAGTTCTTCCATAGAATTACCAATATTGTGGTCATAATCGGTATAGAATTTGATTATATTAAGCGGTACTTCTTTTTGACCAACTTTCAGTGTATCATAATTTGCTAAAAAGCCTTTCAGCAGCTTACTAGCACCGCCGACGACACAGCATTTTCGTTTTGTGCCTACTCTAAGCACTTCAATTGAATTATCTTTTCCAAAGAAGTTATGACCGAATGTATAGATCATAAGCAAAGTACCTTTTTCTAAATTGCATTTATCTTTTTTTAGATAAAGACCCAGATTAAGACTAGCACCTCTTTTTCCATAGAAGCAGTTTTCTGATTCAAATTGTCTAGCTTCTTTAGAGTGAACAATTTTGAGTTCTGTATCTCTTGCAAAGAATCTATTAGGTGTTAAGTGAACGGCATGTAAGAAATATGATTTAAGAACTTCTCGTTTTCGGTCATCGCTCCATTCATAATCTTTAACCCAGCATTTGAATGAATTATTAGTTTCTGCTTTGATAGATTCTTTATAGAAGTAATCCATTTGGACGCCTTTGATGTTAAATCTATCATATTGAATCGGGTAATCTTCAGAGCGGATATAATGAATATCATATGATCTTTTATCTGGTGTATCATTTAGAATGAATCTATCGACATCTTTAGTAAATGGAATGTTGTATTCTTTTAAAAATTGTTCAATATCCATAAGATTTTTATTATGAAGTTCACTTCTGTCAGTCATATTCTTTCCTATATATTATTCTTGTGTAACGATTTTCTAAGAGAATGTATTTTTAATAGATCTTCTGAATTGATTTGTTTTACTATTTGATCCAATGATATAATCTGTGGTCTATGAACATTTAATGACAGTTGGGTAACGAATTCTTTCGTTGAAATAGTAGGATAGTTTATTTCTTTTTTTATTATAGATAAAAATAAATCTGAATTTGAACTATTAAATGAACGCTCTGATGTTAATTGCCGTTTAAGTAATTCTGTGATTTGAGAAGCTGATATATTCATAGCTTAACTCCTTTCTCACTGAACTGGGTGAGAATCCATTCTTATCCATATTATTTATAATAATACACATTTCTTAGCAAATGTCAACTAAAAAGGCTACCCGAAGATAGCCTTTTTGCATTCTTTTAGAATTCTTAAGAAAGATTCAATTTATCCATATTAACGAATGGGATTCCAAGTGAAGTTTTAATCATTCGACCACCGATATTTTCATATGTAGGATTTTTACCAGCATAATTAGTTCCTGCGATTAGAACATGTTCACATGATTTAATTGTTTGCAGTTGACCAATTGTCGGTTCTTTCAAAGTTTCTCTAATTTGTTTCTTATTTAATCGTTTTGCCATGTTATTCTCCTTCGGTTAGTTTTGAAATATTCGGATAAATCTTAGCGATTGCATCAGCGATTGCTTTTGCCACTTCCATGTGTTCTTTTTGTGTGCCATTTTTTGCGCGAAGATCGATATAATGAATCCAAGAACGAATAGTTCCATTCATGTACATTTTGGATTTTGTACAACCTTCTGGTAAAATGCACCGTGCTTGTTCTTTAGCGATACCTTTATCAATAGCTTCATTATAAATCTTTGATACGTTATCTAAAATATAATTTTGTTGGTCGCTCCACCATTTTGCTAAATCTTCATCGTCACATTCAATACTATTTTGACGATTTTTAGTATCTTGCATTCGACACTCTCGAAGTACAAATGGATTTTCCATATCTTGTGGATCTGCATATCGTTGAGAAAATTCCTGAAAACTGAATGACCGATGTCGAAGCATTTGCCTAGCAATATCTCGAGTAGTTTCAATTTCCATCGTAGCTGATGCCATTTCGAATGGTGACCAATGTTTGTGCTTAGACAAATATGTCAATAATTTTTCAGTAGTACCAGTGTTCATTTGATTGCTTGGATTTGATACTCTAGCACAAAACGCAATTAAATCTTGAACATCAGACATACCGGATTCTTCTTCGAAGTCTTCAGAAGGTTGAGTATAACCAATTAATTTTACTTTCATATATTGTTCCTTTAATCCTTTGACCATTTAGATTAAAGAAATATAATACAATGTATATTAAGATTTAGAATTTTTGATTAACTTCTTTTTCATGTATGCTTGTGCTTTCAAAATATCCGATTGCTGAACTATTCCAGATTCAACCAATAAAGTTCTATTAGCTAGGTGAATATTCTTAATATCCTTCTTACTTTTCCCGAAGTAAGGAGCGCATTGATGTTCGTTGAGTAATATTCCAGTCAATGTACTACCATCTTCAAACTTAAAATCGCCAAGAATTCGTCCAAATTTACCTTTGAATTCTTTACTAATCAAATGTTGTTTAGAACCAACTTTCAACAATTCTTGAACTCTATGTTTAGCCGCTAAACCAAACAATTTTTCTACTTTATCTGATGTTCTTGATTCTGGTGTATCGATACCTAATATCCGAACTCGTTCCTTTCTCAATGATACATGAAATCCTAAGTCGATATCAATATCTACAGTATCACCATCGATAACTTTTAATATAGTACAGTTATATTCGTGCATTTTAAAATTCCTCTTTATTCGATGGTTCAGATTCCGGCATCGAATCATTGTGTTTTGTGGTCATCCAATTTTTCACTACCCATCCGGAAAGACCAACTATACTGGTGTAAAATAATACAACGAAATTAGGCATATCAATATAATGACTATTCATAAATAAGAATGCTTCATATCCCCAAAACATAACAAATGCTGTTAGCAATATAGAAATTATTCTGTATTGTCTTAAAACAAAAATAAGTTTTTTGTTCATTAGATAAACCAATTGTTTACTTGGAATGTAAAAGTTTCGCCACGACCAGACCAGTTCGTAAAAACGATATTTGCTTGACATATATATGTTCCAACTTGATCAAAATCACCGATACCAGCAGAATATAATAAAATGTTTTTCAATTTTGGATCAACTTTATCGACGGTTCCTTTCCAAGTTGCGATACTAGCATCCGGTTTTTTAACAATTATGTCTGTTATAGCAGCAGTTGTAATATCTACACCAGTATCAATTTGAAATTGTGTTCCAACATCATTTAAATAAATTTTCATCTTTATTTCCTTGTCTAACTGAACTTTGCTTTTTGTGAATACTATCATCTGTGGTATACTGACAGCATTATTGTTTGGTTGTATAATAGAAATATCTGATACTATTTGAGTTAAAAGAGATTTAGGTTTCATATGCGTGCTAATAATAGATGTATCAAAAAATATTTCTGGCGCATTCCTTACTTTTTTAGGTACCATTATATTATACTTCTATATTTATATATTACTGGGGAAGCTGGTGCAACGACAGCAGTTGTTGTTGCATTTGAAAGAACATTAACATTTAGGATTTTTTTACTTTGCCATAATTCATTATTAGTTATTTCTATATTATAATTCCCTTGCATTCCTATAACGAAAGAACAATTATATAGTCCAATTGGATTTTCTGTTATAATTGGATTGAATGCAGTATTGACATTAGTGCCCAAATCGACTACATTAAAACTGAATTTAGATGACTTTGCAGTATATTGAATTCCTGCGTTTATTTTCACAAAGAATTCTTTATTTACCGATTCAATCGTACTCATGTTATAAATCTAGCTGCTTTTTGTTGAACAGCATTCATATTATCAAGTGCGTCAATCTGTTGCATGAGTTTTATTTGTTCAGCATCTTTATATATATAAGCATCTTTCAGCACTTGTTTCAATTGTTCGAATGTATGTATTTTCAATGAAGATATGTTTGTACTGACTTCTGTACAATGAAAATGATATATTGGATGATGAACCAATTCATTGGTTTCAATCAATAATAAACTATTAAGATCTGCTTGAGATTCAATAGTACCAGAATATAGATGAGGTGTTCCCAACGAGGAAGATACAAATCCATTTGATGTATGTTTTTTATATCCATCATTAATGCGTTTAATCGCATCTTGTTTAATCATTGACAGTTCTAGTGCAGGCATCAATAAATCTAATTCTGTTTTTGGAACTGCTGTTGATACAAATTGAATAGTTTCGTAAGTTTTACCAGATCCAGTCCATTGAACTGTTGGATATGACAAATGAAGAACGGTAGAATAATCTATACTCATATTAAATCCTTATAAGATTAGCACAAACGAATACTTCATCTGCTTCTTTAGAATGAGGAACATTTAATGTATCTTCAGATACATATTGTTGAAGACTAATTTTATCTAATCCATTAGAAGAAATGATACCAGATAGTACTCCATTTGTTCCATATATCATTGCAATTTTAGTAGTTTCGTTATATAATCGAATTATTCCTGTTTTTATTTTAGTTGATATATCTAATTGATATTTTCCTTGTGCCAAAACAATAGTATCTAATGATGATAATGCTAATGAATTCTCGTCAGTTAATACATCTAAAGGTAAAATGTTCCAAATATCTTTTCTTAAATATGTTCCATACGAATTGCTTGGTCTTATATCACCTAAACTAGCACTTAACACACCTGTTGAAGATAAAGATTTCCAAGTAGGAGTTAATGATGTAAGCATATAAAGTTCATTAGTTTGTTTAAGCAAACCTATTTTGTACAGATCATTGGCACAATAATTTTTCGGAGTATTCATATCTGTCATAGTTAAAAATTCAAATGAATGAATAACATGAACATTTTTGCCAGATAGTGTGCTGTGTTTCATCCAAGTTCTCCCGTAATAATATCACCATCATTTGTTTCTATGAATTCCATAGAACAACAATTATCTGCTACAATTGGTTCCAAAGTGATAGCTTTTGAATTATTTATATTATCATTAAAAACTTTCCAAGTACTATCTAATTGTTTTTGAAATAATTTACCATTAGATTGAGAATATAATGAAGAAATAGGAATGCTACCATCATCAAACTGTTCAGGTGATATATCTCCTGAATATATACAGAAGGTGCTACCGTCACCAGATTTTATAGTTATACCATTTTTCGTGGAAAAAGTTCTATTTAAATTATACATGGCTTATAACCATTCTTACCAACTAAATTCATAAATTTCATACATAGTATGATTATTTATTTATTTATACTTTTGGAAATATAGTACTCTTTATAATATTAGCACAAAATCAAAAAAGGAGGTGACATGTGTCACCTCCTTTCAGATATATCAATATTATACAGTAACGCGAGTTACTTTAACATCGATAGGATTTGTAGCAGTTACAGATAATTCCATAACCTGTGCAGCAGCAGCACCATTTACAGATACAGCAAAAGCGAAACCAGCAATAGGAGCACCTAATTCCAATTCGCTATATTCTGACCAATCAAAGAATGTTGCATCGGTAGCAGAATCACCATCATGCGCAGCAAAGATTTTAAATGCCACACGATTAGAAGGAGTAGCCGAATCAGATACAACCATATTCCATTCAACCGCACTATCAACTTTTGTAGAAACCGAATCAACTACAGCATTAACAGTACCAGCAACACCAGCAGTTGCAATAGTTCCAGTTAATTTAGCATCCAATTTAGAAATAGCTACAGTATGGTCATCAGAAGAAAGAAAGTTATTTGAACTAGCATAAACACCGTTACCAAGAATAGTAGTCATTGCTGTATGTTCAGCAGTATTAGCAGCATCCAACAATGCAGCAGTTGCGGCACCAGCGGCAATAGAACTATCTAACAATTGTGTTGCATTATGAACAGAAATAGCACCGCTGATATATGAACCTGTTGCATCTGCAACATATCCACCAGTTGTACTCAAACCTGTACCAGCTTCAATAGCATCAATTTCTGTTTGTGTTCCAGCAATAGCACTTTGGCGATTGGTAGTTTCAGAAGTCAATGCAGCAGCAAGGGATGTAATATCTGCAGCATTAACATTAGATTTACCATCTGTAATGAACAATTGAGTATCCAATAACTGATCAGCATTATCTAATGATGTTGCACCACTAATATAATTAGCACCAACAGTTGGAACATATGAACCAACTGCATTCAAACCAGCACCAGCTTCAACAGCATTCAATTCTGACAACATAGTAGGGTCAGTAGGAGTAAGTAGTTCAGTCCAATCAGACATTGAACTAGTTAATCCACCATTATTGATAAAGGATTTACCCAAATCAGTACGAACAGCAACATCACCAAGTTGAACAGTTAGTGCCAATTGAGCTGCTTGAGAAGCAACCAATGATGTAGTAGTAATAGCCATTGCAGGAAGTTGAGCAGTTAGTAATTTACCTGCTGCATCCAATGTAGCAACACCATTAGCAGCAGCTTTCTGCACAGCAGGAATAGCAGCAGCAGCCAATGTAGAAGTTGCCAATAATTGAGCATCCAATAGTACTGTAGCACCGTGAATTGTTGAGGCACCTGAAATATAGCTTGTGCCAGCATCAACAACATATGAACCAGTAATACTTAGTCCAGCACCAGCTTCAACAGCATCTAGCTCTGCTTGCATTGCGGCACTAGCATTACCAGTAGTTGTACCAGCAGAAGCAACGGATGCATTCAATGTAGCAATACCTGCTGCATTAACAGCTGTATTTGCTTCGGCAACAGCAAGACTGCTATCCAACAATTGTGTAGCGTTATGTAATGATGTTGAGCCTGCGATATAGTTTGCAGCAGCATCGGCAACATATGAACCAGTAACACTTAGTCCGGCACCAGCTTCAATAGCATCTACTTCAACTTGTAATCCGGAATCACCAGCAATCCGAGCGGCTTGTTCAGAAGCAACAGCAGATTGACGAGCAGTTAATTCAGCAGCTAATCCAGAAGCATTTGAATTGATCTGTGACTGTAGACCAGTTGAATCTGTTGCAGTAGACAATGCTACCCAATCAGAAGGTGCGTTAACAGCACCAATTTTCATATATTTTACACCAGCTTGAGCATCATTATACTCAGAACCGATTGGTGATGCATCCTGAAAAGAACCATCACCACCTGGAATACCTACTCCAGATATTTTATGTACATTTGCATCAGCATATCCCAGTGGGGATTTAAATAGAACTTCAGCCATTTGATTGTACCTCTTTTTAATTTTAGCACAAAATCAAATTCAAATCAAATTCAAACCAAACTCAAACCAACAAAACTTATTTCAGAAGTTTCCGTAAATTGCAAACTTCTGAATCATGATAAGAACAGCAAGATGCAAAATATTCAATTTGCAATTCTTGTTCTGTTTTATCGCTAGTAAAAACAAACTTCTTGTCTTCGACCCCAATAAGAGGGAGACCATTCATTTTTACGTATGCAGCTAAACCAATACTTTTAATGTATATTTGCATTATAGTCTTCCAAAAAAAATTATTTGGGATTATCTAATCCCATTTACCTTTCTATTTATACATTTTTAAATAAAAACCGTTGTTCTCATACCATAAGATAAAATTTCTTGACTATATACTGTAATAATGTTATTCGAATCATTTATACAAGATACATATAATAAGTTATTTGATTCATTCGTTTGTATATAAACTAAATTCATATCACCTATTTCTGCATCAGTATTAAGAATGCCTGTTGGAGTTAATACGAAAGTCATTTCCTTATTAACCGTCAATAAACTAAACTCATCCACTATAGTAATAGATATCTTAGTAGGCGTACCGAAATATATAGCACCCATATAAATCTGAGCAGTGCTTAATGGCTGAATAGTAATTGGCATTAAATCTCAACCTTGCGAGGTTGTTTAGGCATCAAATCAATAATATCTTGGTAATCCGTAAATTTATCCTGTGGCAGATGATTTCTATAAATACAGGTTATCTCATATCCCAATCTTAAAGAATCTCGTTTAAACCAATCAAACATATCAAATAAACATCTGTTTTTCTTAATATATCCGCGTTTAATAAACTTGCCAGCCTTAATGCGTTCACCACATTTCCATAATACCGCTTCCATACCAATATAATCAGCTTCAGTACATTCAACAATTCTGCCTCGTTTTGCCGTATATGTCTCATCATATACTTCAACTATACAATCTGTATATTCAGAATTTGTTAAAATTGACCTAACTTTTAATAATGGACGCTTCCAAGTTGGCTTAAATAAAATAACTTTCATGTTTTTCTCACTTCCAGATTAATGTCATTAATGTGCGCACAGACATATCATTATTCTCAATAGTATTATCAATAGTGCTATAATAAGCTTGCCGTTTACCCATCAAAAATGCTAACTGTGTCTTTAATTCTTGCATGGATTCACTTAATTCATGTACCAATACAGCTATTGAACTCTTAGAATGCTTAGATAATTCTAATAAAAAAGGAACTTCCTTTTCCCTCTTTCGCTTATTAAATAAATTGATCTCTGATTCGATGATAGTCCAAAACTCAATCAATCCATCTATTTGAGTTTCTTTTAACTCAAGTAATTTCTGTTCATAACATTCATTAATTTCTTTCTTCTTTTGCTTCTTTAAACATTCTAAATTTAAAGACCATTTCTTTGTTTTTTTATCAAATGATTGACCAATGTGAGATGGTGCGATGTTAGTATAATCATCTGGTAAATTATACGGATCGTCATTATATTTCCGTATACCTGAATTAATATTATATACGAATCCACTATAATCGGTCTTTCGATATACTAAATTAGAAGCAATATCGTACATGTGAATCTTGCCTTCCTTCATGGGTGGCTCAACACAATCAACTTCTATAATGTCTAATATTCGTCCAGTTTCCTTTTCGATAAACATATTATTTCTTTCCTATATAAAACTCATTATCTAAATGTTCTTCGTCTATAGCATGATGAATATATGACTTAGCAGATAATAATATTCCTGCTAATGCTATATCTCCACCTATTTCTAATACAGTATTAGATGCAATATTTGATAAAATACCAATATGTTCAAATAGATTCTGTGATAATAAATGCAATACAGAAAATAATAATCCCAATGCAGCGAAAATCATAAAACCAATTACAGAAAATGTATGAACCTTAAAATGCCTTCTAATCGTCTGATCGTCCGGTAAATCATCGATGGTTATTCTTGCCCGATTTACATATTTCCATGAACTTATCAATACTGACGCATATAAAACTACAATCACAATATCATTCAAAAGCATAATCATTGAAATGTTACTCCCTTCATCCAAGCAGCTAATCCCATACCAACTAATATCAGTATTATCGTGCTAATATGATTCAAAAATCCCTTCGCTATAGTATCAGAAATCTTACCACTATTATCAGAATGCTGAACAGCTTCTTTTATTTTGTCTGTATCAGGCAATTCTTTGAAAATATGTTCCATGTCTCTAAGAACACTTGTTTCTGGTAGCCTAGATATAATATTTTCTAACTTGCGAACTCGTTGGTCTATTTCACGAATTTCATTCGTCACATTAGAATCTGTATTATCCATTATGAAGATCCTTAGAAATAATTTATTCTATTTATAATTTTCAGCAAAATAGAACATATTATACATTCGTGCAATTAGTCATAGTTCAAATACCAACCATAGATGCAGTATCCACAGCGTGTCTAATCGTTTGTTTGCGAGTCTGAAACTTCAAAAATGAATCTGTTTCACGAACTTCGATTACATCTAATAATCCCTGTAAATCAGCGTTTGCAAACGGTTGATGCGAATTATCAGAAGCTACCCAAAAGAAATTCTTAGGTAAAGTTCCACCATTTACCAAATATGTGAGTTTAGCAGTCAATCGTGCCTTAGTATCACCAGTTACTTGATACTGAATGCCATTATATGTAACATTAGTATTGATGAGATTGTAGTGTTCAGTTGTAACTTCATTGATTCGGTTAGTACGAAAACCTTCTAAATCAAGAACAAACTTCTTAAGTTTAACATCCCAAACCTCGAAAGGTTTTGGTGCAGTTGTTAATGCCTTGAGATTGGGGTCTTTGATTGCTGTGTCATAAGAAGATTGGTCAGACGGAATCATCCAACTTAAAAGTTCTCCAGTAGTTAAGTCTACTGCTAAACCTAATGGTTGTTTTTTCTTAGTTTTTAACATGTGAAAGTTCTCCTAGTAAGGTGCAAATACTGAGGGTCTTTGTGGGAATATAATCAAAGTAGCATCCGTATTTGTAGTTGGTAAGTTACATAAATCTTGCATATATTGGTCCAATACTGACATATCAGCAGGTGTTCTAGTAGGCGTTAGTCCTAACCGAATCTCCCTAGCATTTCTTGCATATTCAAATTCCATATCTTCCATCTCTTGTTTTCGGTGCAGCCTAATATCATTCAAGATTGCAGCGTTATTGAGAGCGAAAGTCTTTGTTTTTGGGTCGTATGTGTCTCCAACCTTAATAAATTGCCGCTGAGCATGAGATGTTAGGTTAAATACTGTGAATGCAGATATTACTTCAGGTAGCACTACACTGTTTCCTATGTCTATAATGTTGTCATTAGTGTTATCAATAATTGCGTATAGCATATATAATCCCCTTACCAAGATATAGTAACAGATCCAGCTAGGCCTGCGCCACCTTGCGCAGCAAAACCGAAGCCACCTGCGCCACCAGCTGCACCGCCACCTGTTACCGTGGATGAATTTATAACAGTGTTCCCTACACTACCAGTTCCGGCTATACCCGATGTACCTGGACCATAGAAGGCCGCATTACCGTTAGTTCCCCCTGTTGCAGTAATATAAGTTCCTACAGACGATACACCGCTTGCAGCACCAACGGTAACTATAAGCATATCACTGGGTGCTACTGACAGCATACCAGTAGCGTATCCACCTCTCCCGCCGACACCACCTGAATATGACTTGCCATTGGCACCAAACCCAATCCCACCCTTACCACTTCCACCACTCACACTTATGGTTACATGATAAACTTGAGCTGGGATGGTAAATGTATATGTGCCAGAAGCGGTGTAATTCGTGGTACCTGTTATCGTTTGCATGAAACTATAAAACTCTCGTGACCTAAGAGGTGTCATCATAGTAGTATTATCGGTACCAGCAACAGCTTGAGCATTAGTTGCTACTGTACTACTTGAACTATTAGCAGCAATAGCAGCTTTAAGTTCAGCACCGCTCCACATTTTAGTGGCAACGCCGGCATTCGTTACTTCGGCAGCAAGACCTTTGGCAACGGTAAC